AGAGCCGCGATAGCGACGATGAATTTTGCCTACACTACGCCTTTTTTGCAAACGCGCTTTTTGGCGTAATGGAGGACGGCGCTAACGTCTGCGTACACCTTCAACAAGTAGTTCGCCGAAAGTCAACACATGGACACATGGGCCTCTTTGACATTCGCGGTCACGTTGTCCGAATCATGGAAGATGCCGGGTTTATCTTCTACGCCGAAACAACCATCCGAAAAGACCCGCAAGCGCAAAGCATCCGCACAAAGGCGCACCGTTTACAATTCGCACAATGGAACAAAGACAGCATGGTTTCAGCGCCTTGCCTTGCTGACTACCTGCTTGTTTTCAAGATGCCTGGCACTCGCAAAGCGCCAGTAATTCCAAAGAAAAACGGATTGAATAATAACGACTGGATTAAGTACGCAGAAGCAATATGGGAATCAGATGAAGAAAAAGTAATGTACCCCGCTTCATGCTGGTTTGACATTAACGAACAGCACTGCCTTAATAACCGCGCAAGTGTTGACCGTGTTATCGGCGCTGGACACAAAGTAAGCGAAACGAAATGGAAAGCAGATGAAAGGCATATGTGCCCGCTACAAATTGACCTTGTGGAAAGGTGTGTACTACTTTGGTCAAATGAAGGCGATGAAGTTTTAACTCCGTTTGCTGGCATCGGGACTGAAATGGTTATGCCGCTAATCTATAAGCGTAAAGCATACGGAATTGAACTTAACCCAAACTACGCAGCCGAAGCAAAGCGAAACTGCGACGGTGTACTTCGCAAAATGAAGCATGAAGAAAATGTATTAACCTTATTTGAGCAATAAGATATGGAAGTGATCAAAATAAATCTTGACCCTAAAAAAAATGAGGATTACGCAAGGTTCATGGATTTGAAGCGGCTGCCTCGCTATGAGGTAAAAGGCAATACAATATTTACAGATGCCATATCCTACAATTCGGTTTTTGGCGGTGATGAATGGGGCGTTATTTCAGTTTCAAACAATATGCTGTTTGACTATCAGCAATGGACTGTAAACAAGGCATTGAAGCAGCGCAGGTTTGCGCCGTTCCTTGATTGTGGATTTGGCAAAACGGCCATCATCCTACACTGGGCCGACGCTATCGCCCGTAAAATCGGGAAGGTGATTTTGCTTTGCCCTTTGCAGGTTTTGCAGGAGTTTATGAACGACGCTAAAAAATTCGGCATAAAAAGCCAAATAACAAACCTGCGTGAAACATCCGGCCAATGGAGCGAAGGTATTGGAATCCTGAACTACGAATCAATGCGCGACATTGATATGTCCGGCGTGTGCGGTATCGCACTGGATGAAAGCAGTATTTTGAAAAATGGCGACGGTCAAACAAAAAACTGGCTTTGCGGACTTGCTAAAAACATCGAATACCGTCTTGCCTGTAGCGCAACACCCGCGCCAAACGAACAGGCAGAATACGCAGGACACGCGGTATTTCTTGGCGTTTGTGATACCGAAAAAGAGTTTTATTCATCTTTCTTTCGCAAAGACGGCACTGAATGGATTTTGAAATCTCACGCGGTTGGCCCATTTTACGAAAGCCTATCTACATGGGCCTGTTATATCGCTGACCCTATGGCGCTTGGTTTTGAGCGCGGCGGGTATTTGGATGAAGAACCGGAATATATTGAAGTCGAAATTAGCGGCGGGCCTGAAACAACAACGCTGTTCAAAGCGACCGCCGGGCTTGCCGATATGCGCGAAATTGAGCGATACAGATGCCTGACCGATACGCCACGATTTAACTACGTTGTCGAAACGGCCAAAAAATACAAGTGTATTGTATGGTGTACCCGTAATGATGAAGAAGCAAACGTACACGCAGCGATTGAGGGTAGCGCACTTATAACAGGTAAAACGCCTGTTGAAAAGCGTGTCGAAATTATCAATGCTTTCAGGAATGGTGAAATAAACTGCATCGTTTCAAAGCCTGACGTGTTGGGATGGGGCGTAAATCTGCAACAGGCAGAAGCGCACATCGTTAGCGGCTACGATCATAGTTTCGAGGCATTTTACCAGATGATTAAACGCTCACACCGTTTCCCGCGCGAAGGGCGCTTAAAAGTTTTCATTCCAATCACTGAATCTGAATGGCCTATTTATGAGGTTATCAAAAAGAAACTGGCAACATTCAAGCGCGATGTAACGGAGTTGCAAAAACGTTTCTCATTGAATCAGATCGAACACCAACAAGCCGCCTAAAATGACCAAACCACATCCAAAATTCAGGCCATCCAAACCGACATCAGGAACGCCCCGCGTAAAACCGGGGCTTACTGAAAACGCGCTAAACGTAAAGCGCGAAGTTGTGGACTACCTGCGAACACATTGCCCAAAGGCGCTGCTTTCATTTGGCCGAATTTCACCCGGAATCATGCAGTACATCGGGCCGGAGGACGCGCTACACATCGGCATTTGCCTATTGATCGAAGCGAAATATCCGGGCTTGAAAGCGTACCACGCAAAGAGCGAGGGCAAAGCCGGATATGTGGAACAGATCAAGAAACTTTACATGAATGTCGTTGCCGGGTTTGTGGATTTGGAAATAAACGACGAGGCGCAAACGCGAAACTTATACATGGAAATCAAAGTCAAACCAAACCGACTAAGTACCGAGCAAAAAGCATTCATTGAGTTTCAACGCAGCCGGGGTCACATGGCAGAAGTTGCCTACACGATGCAGCAAGCGGACGCTATCCTAACACACTACACAAAAATTCTTGAACCATGACATTTGAAGAAATCGTATTTTTGAACACGCAAGATCAAGCCCCACAAAACGACCTGATTAAAGTCATAGCAAATAACATCGCAACAAGAGCATGGCACAAGGCAACAACATCGAAGGGTTTACAGCAGTTGGCTACGTCCGAATTTCAGACGCCGACCAGTCCAATTTCAGCATTGAAGGGCAAAAAGCCAACCTGCTCGACTTCTGCAAACGGTTTAAAGTTAACCTTCAGCATATTTTCACGGATGACGGGCGAAGCGGAGCAAACTTCGACCGCGATGGATGGCGCGACCTTGAACAAACGGTAAAGTCAAGCCGAAAGAAAATAAACCTTGTGCTGGTTTACGCTTATGACAGGTTTTCGCGCAACGCAGGGGAGGCGCTAATGATGATTAGCAAGTTTGAGCAGCGACATGAGTGCGTAGTCATTTCTGCTACGCAATACATGGGCATCAGTGTGAAAGACCCCTATTTCTACACGCACCGGGCAAACATCCTTGTCAACGCAGAACATGAACTGCGAACACTGAAAAAGCGCACAAGCGACGGGGTAAGAAGGTGTGCACAGGAGGGCTACTACCCATTTGGCCGCATATTCGGGTATAAGTCAAGCGGACAAGCGAAGCACGTTAAACGAAAGGTTATTGAAAAACACCCCGAACAATCAGCGGCTATACTTGAAATGGCGCGGCTTTGCATCGAAGGCCACACGGACGCTGAAATTAAGAAACTGGTAAAGGTCAGGCCGGATGGCAAAGAGTGTATTTCCCGCATACTCACAAACCGCTTTTACGCCGGATGGATATGGGCGGATGAAGTGGACGGCAAACCTGCGCAATGGGTGCGCGGCAAGCATGAAGCATTATTCACTGACGCTGAATTTTCAGCCATCCAACAGGCAAGGCTACCAAAGCGCCGCCGCCGTGAAACGTACGGTGATGAAAACATCCCGCTTCGCGGGGTGCTTATTTGCGGGTGCTGCAATACACCCGTAACGGGTGGGCCATCAAAAGGGAAGTCGGGCAAAAAGTGGTGGTATTATCGCTGCCTTAATTGCGGCCTAAACGTTTCGGCTGCAAAGGCAGATGAACGCTTAAAAGAAATATTGCAAGGGCTTTCGATGGACTTTGAGGCCGCAAAACAAATAAGGGCCGAGGCAAAGCGATATGTAAACGCGCTGGCAGCAGAGCAGATAAGGAAAGCGAAAACGGCCAAAGAAAGGCAGAAGATGTTAAAGGATAAAATTGAACTGCTTGATATGCGGATGATAGACGGCGACATTGACGCGAAAACATACAAGAGTTGGCACGCAAAGTTTACGGGCGAACTGTCACAAGTTGAAAGCGAAATGAACGGCGGCGATCAAGCGGAAATACTGGAAGCGATGCGCTTGGTAGATGAATATGTTATGAAGTTGTCTGAACTATCATGGGTTTATGGAGTAATGGACAGCAACGACAAGCGGATGCTGGTTTCAGCGATATTTCCAGAGGGTTTACTACTCGAAAAAAAGGCTTATCGAACCCCAAAAATAAACGGGCTGCTATTGCGCAACCCGTTGAAAATCAATAACTTAGCACTCGAAAACGCAGCCGAAAACAGCGACGATTTTCAAAAAAATGAAGTTAGTACCCCGTACGGGGCGCTAAACGAACTTTTAGAGATCGTTTCACGGGCTGCATAACATCAACAACGCAACCATGCCAGCCACACAACGCACCCATACCCACAACGGAAACGGCGTTAAAGCCATGCGCCGTGAATTAAACCCATCGCCACACAGCGAGTTGCTTTCACGCTTACCACCTCAAGCCATCCAATTAGAAGAAGCGGTATTGGGCGCAATGATGCTCGACCGTAACGCGCTGACCAACGCCGGGCCGCTTTTCAAACCTGAAATATTCTACAACGACGCGCATCAGAAAATAGCAAAGGCTATTCTTTCGCTGTTCGGAGATGGCAAGCCAATAGACTTGCTTACAATGACAGACGAGTTAAAACGACGTGGCGAACTTGATGGAATCGGCGGAGGGTATTACTTGGTCGAACTTACAAACAAAGTAGCATCAGCGGCCAATATTGAGTATCATACGAGGCTTATTTACCAACGATACATAAGCCGAATGATTATTGAGATGTGCAACCGCGCCATAGCATCAGCGTATGATGATCAGGCAGACCCATTCGATATTATAGATGAACTGACAAAGTTTTGCATAGAATCAAACAGCGGCCTGACAACAGGCCAAAGTATCAGCATAGGAAAGGCTGCAAATAACGTGCTGGAACGTGTGGCAGAAGCCATGATGAACGGCAAACCGCTTGGTATTTCAACAGGGTTCAGAAGCCTCGATGCTATGATGGGCGGGTTTTTCAATGGGGAAATGACCGTCGTAGCAGGTCGCCCAGGAATGGGCAAAACGCAACTTGTTTTACAGTCGGGTATCGAAATCGCTAAACAGGGTAAGCACTTCCATTTCATAAGTCTTGAAATGACACCGGAGCAGTTAACGACCCGTGTTATTGCTGAAATGGCGGGTGTTGGTCAGTCTGCGATCAGGAGCGCAAAACTAACGCAAGACGATTTTCGTAGGATGCAGGAAGCGGCTGCGCTCATTCAATCGCTGCCGTTTAAAATTGCATCATGCCGCACGCCAAACGAGTTATGGGCCTATGTGTCAATGAACAAGGCGCGGGGCGAAATGGATGCCTTTGCCATTGACTATTTGCAGTTAATGTCGGGTGATGGCAATTCAAAATCAATTCGTGAGCAGGAAGTGGCATCCATATCACGCACCATTAAGCGGTGTTCAACCGAGTTTAATATTCCTGCCATTGCGCTTTCTCAATTAAGCCGGGCGGTTGAATCAAGGGCCGACAAAAAGCCAATGCCGTCAGACCTTCGTGAGAGCGGAAGTTTGGAGCAGGACGCGGATAATATCATTTTCATTTTAAGGCCGGAGGTTTACAAAGAGTTTGATGAGTATTCGGTTGACGGCCAAATGTTTGAAACTGGAAACCTTGCGGTCATTATCGGCGCAAAAATGCGGTCTGACAGCCTGTTTGAGTTTCCTATGAAATTCAAAAACGGAGTGTTCAGCGACTACGACAGCGCACCGGGTCAGGCTTCGGCATCGCAAAGCATAACATTGAACGGCCAAACGTTCACAAGCGAAGGCGAAAGCGGAAGCATTGCGCAAGTAATGAACGGGCATAGGCCGGGTAAAGATGAAGACATACCCTTTTGACCTATGGAAATCGAACTAATCGCATTCGCCGCATTTTGCCTGTTTCTTTATTCGCTAACGCTTGAAAAATCGAAAAAATGAACGTACTCGCTCTAAACAAATTCACCAAGCGCCCACTAAACGCCGAACAACTTGCATCAGTCGCAGAAATTGAAAGGGCATTCAAAGAACACGGCGACGGCGATCAGCGCAAGTTGGCATATATGCTGGCTATGGCCTTCCATGAAAGCCGACTACGACCAATAAAAGAAATCAAAGCAAAGCCGGGTAGTCTTGTATGGGAAAAGTACCAGAAACATTACTGGCACACGGGCTACTATGGTCGCGGTCTTGTTCAAATAAGCCTTGAACCGAATTACAGGAAACTTGGAACGCGCCTAAACATACCGCTTGCGGAAAATCCAGACTTAGCATTGATACCGCATCATGCAGCAGATATTTTGGTGGTCGGAATGCTTGAAGGGTTATTTACAGGCGCACGGCTTGGTAATTATATCAATTTAAAGCGCACATGGTACTACAAAGCAAGGGCAACTGTTGGGGCGAAGTTTGTCGCAGGTGAAGATGTGGCGCAAAAGATCAAAAACTACACGCTGGCAATTTTAGCAGGTTAATTTTTTTTGAAAAAAAATGTTAACGCACTTGCGTAGTATTGCGATACGCTATACATTTGTATTATCAAACAGCGAAGCAATAACGCAAGGCTTAAAACATTAAAAATTCAATACCATGACAGTCGTTACAAGCAACACCACAGCGAAAAAGGTTGAAATCCGTAAAAACGGCGGTAAAAAACAATTAACGCCATGACAAAAGAGCAATACAAAATTGCAATTAGATCACAAAAAAGGTTGCAGCGATCTAACACCAAACTCATACACCTGCTGATAAATTTCAGGTCGCACAATTATGAGCGATACCCGCCTGATTTCACAGGCGTAATGCGTGAATGTAAGCGGGGTTCAAAGTTGTTGGATTATGCCGGACTTTGGCTATTTCTTGCAACAGAAGGCAATCGCTGGAATGTCCCATCAAATGAAAGAAAGCGGTCTTACAACATCGTAAGATCAAATGAATCTGAATTACCATTTTAAAATAACCGCCATGACAAAGAGATTCAAAACCATCGTGCGCGGAGGTAAGTTCATTTCCCCATCTGAAACGGGTGATTTTATTGAAACAGAAGCCCCGTTTATCATGCCCGAAAGCATGACGATAGGCGAGTTAAAGGGTTATTACCGACGGCATCATAGCGACTTCCCCAAATTGGCTATTGATAAGGCGCTTTCCGACCTCGACCAGTGCGAACTGGTAACTATTGAGGTGAAGGTGGTGAATGACATTCCAGAACGGGTGAAAACCGACAAAACAAGTTCAGAATAATGAGTGACCAACCAACACATAGACTAAAAAGGGTTGCCGTCATAGCAAAGACGGCAAAAGGATTTCAGGGGCTTGTAAAAGAATGCTACGACAAACTACCACCTGATAAATACAATCAAGTACTGAATTACGTTGTAATATCCGTAACGTAACAAAAAGAAACCACACTGTACTCAATAGCATACAACATAA